CCTGCTGCATCACTGGCACCGAAGCCAGCAAGGTACGTCGGTGCTGCGTTGTCCAAAGCTGCGACGCACCAGATCTCAATAGACCTCGCCGTCGTAGGCGTTGTGCCGGTCATGATCCGACCACTGACGAGGTAGTCGAGGTACTTGTTTACGGTATTGTTGATCGCTGTCGATTGTCGCCCAACGAGTCTCGTTGACGAAGTAGCCAATGCCGCAAGCGTAATTGTAACATCAGCTTCTGCTGGGTACTCGAATTTAATATCAGCCATGTTATGCGGTCTTTGCGTTTAGGAGTAGTGTCAACTTAACGATCACGGCGCTCTTTTCCACTTTAGCCAACCGCTGCTTTACCAGCATGTCGATAGCTTTTGTGAGAAAGGCATCGATGCTTGCCGCGTCGTTTTCATCGAGCCGAGACGACATTGAAAACGCTATACCTGCGTCGGCATTTTCACCAACGTAACTGGTGGTCGCCGTGCCTGTCCCTTTCGTTTCGGTGTCTTGTTGAAAATCAATCGTCCACGGCATAGCCTTGTCCTTTTTTTAATGAGTGATTGAAACCCGGAATGATATGGGTGTCCGGGAACACCCGACGCTCCTCGCACATTTATCGGTTGCGAGCTACGTCTGCCCTCGCCTAAGTAAATGTGTCTGATGGTAAGCCGAAATAGTTCGTGCCATCCCATGCAAACGAAATGATTCTCGTCTTACTCGTGTCACTTCCCCATATTGGCGCACCAATTGAATCCCACTTAACAGACGCTGGCCATGTGATGTTTCTGGCCGTCGCTCCCTGAACCAATTTCAGCGTCAAGTTCGCCGGTCCTGTCGGTGCAGTAAATGTCAGCGTGACTGCACCTGACGCTGACCCAAGATCTAGAGTTTGCCAGTTTCCCTGTGTCCAATCAATAGTCTGTGTCGTTCCAGACGGTGTGCCTGTCGTGTTGGTGTGATACACGGATTTCGTGATTGACACCGCTGCTGCAAACGTAGCCACTCCCGCAAGCGTCACAGTAAACTGGTTGCTCGTGCCAACCCGAAGAGAGTCAGCACCAATCGCCCACCTATTTGTGAGCGTGACATTTGTTCCGGCTACTGGTTCCTGAAAATACGCCGTCACATAGTTCGTGAATGTGGTAGCGGCAGATGCCGCAATCGTGTTGCCTCCGTAGACGTTCGTGTAAGCTGTTGCAACCGTGCCTGATGAAGTCGTGTCAGTAAAGGTTGCTGAGACACCTTTAATTCGCACTCCTGACGTTGTCCAGGCTGCTGAGGAAATGTTTCCACTCAGAGTGATTTGCGACGTCGCTAAACTCGTCGCCCCCAACTCGCTGGTACTTGAGTTGAACGTCAGTGCCGTGTTGTTAAGCGGCTGTAGCGACTGCGATCCTGACGCTGATATGAACAGCAAAAAACACGTGGTGTCTGCCGCTTCGTTTACGGACTGGATCGTTTGTGGCACGATCGCTGCCGACCCATCAAACGCTACTCCGCCAATCGTCCGAGGCGTCGTGAGTGTTGCCGCACTGCCGCTCGTGGATTGATTGAGTGTCGGGAATGTGCAGTTTGCCAGGTTTCCGCTGGTTGGCGTTCCAAGTAATGGTGTGACTAGACTTGGGGAAGTTGCCCGGACTGGTGTGCCAGATCCCGTGGCCGTGGTCCAGACCGGCAATGCTGACGCTCCGCCACCAACCAAGATTTCCGTTGTCGCGCCAGCAGCCAGCGACTGATGCACACCTGTCGCTGTTGTGCCTGCTGCGATCAGTGCAAAGGCTGTCGTGGACGTCGCTCGCCCTGTGCCACCATTGGCGACCGGCAATGAGCCTGTCACTTTAGTTGTCAGATCAATCGAACCCGCAAGCATCGCATTTGTTACGACACCAGCCGAGATTGTCAGTGCAGTCGCGCCTGTCACATCGCCCGTGTGTGTGGCGTTGCTTATCAAACCCGAATACTGCGAATTCACCGCATTGTCACCAGTATTTGTACCGGAATTAGTACCAGTGATGTCCGTCGTAAACGCGAGAGTGCCCGCCGCATCTTTCAGTGTGTAAACACGATCTGCTGTATTCGTGTTTACGAATGATCCACTGAAGGTATCCGCCACGTTTCTGAGAAATAGTCGCGTGTTATTGAAAGTCTTTGCGCCAGTTACAGTCTGTGTATTCGCCAAAACCATATCGCCGCTACCAGCAGGCGTCGCAAAAGTACCATCACCACGCAAAAACGTCGTCGTATTATTCGGCGGTGTCGGCACAGCACCTCCGACAGTCGCAGACATCGCCGGCAGGTCTGAGTTGACAGCGATGCTCGGAACACCTGTCGATGTCGTGTTCCGCAGTAATCCTGTTGCCAAGCCAGCCAGCGACGTGCCGTTCAACCGAACGACTGTTAACGCACCAGAGCCTGTCGCGTCTCCAGTGTGCGTTGCATTTGTTGTTACGTCACCAACATACAAAACATTGCCGTCCGAAACAGCAGTATCTAGTTGCGCCTTTGTGAACGCGCCAAGTACAGCCGCATTACCCGTGCTTGTCACGTGTCCGGTGAGATTAGCGTTGGTCGTTACGGAACCTGCCGTCAGACCTGCTGCCGTACCTGTTAAGTTCGTCGCAACACCGCTTGTCGGAGTACCGAGAATCGGAGTGACGAAGGTTGGCGAAGTTGCGAACACCAAAGCACCTGTGCCAGTTTCGTCCGACATTACGCCAAGCAACTGCAGCGATGTCGTCGCGGCAAACTGCGATAGATTACTCGCCGTTAAAGCATCGCCGCCGCCAGAGATTGTTTGCCATGTCGAATCGCCACGCAGAAACTTCGTTGTGATCGACGCACCCGAACCGAGCCGTACTGGATCTACTGTACCACTTGTTATTTCGCTGCCAACGTGATTGTGGGCCGTAGGCGCATCACCAACGTAGAGGATGTTTCCATCAGTAACAGCCGTATCAAATTGAGCCTTCGTGCCAGTGATGCCGACGATCGATGTCTGATCTCCGCTATTTGTGCCCGTCAAACCCAGATCCGTCTTCACCTGAGCAATCGTGCGTGACGCCCACGCACCCGCCTTTGACTGCAGGAAGTTATCTGACGTCGCCGTGAGACTCGCAATCACAGTCAGGTCTGAATCCAATGGCTGATACGCCGCTGCAACTGCTGACGTTGTGGCGTATGTACTCAGATCCTGGTCGCCTGAGTTTGTGCCGGTCAGACCAAGATCTGTTTTCAGTGTTGCAAGTGTTTGTACTTCAGGCACGCCTGTCGCAGACGTCTTGCGATAAAAGACTGTTGACGTAGCCACATTGGCCATCTTGGCAAGCGTGATCGTCGCCGCGTCGATCGTCCATACCGCGCCTGACGAAGAAACGGTGATGTCGCCCTTATCGCCATCCGACACACCGCCGCCAGCGGATGAAATCGTGATCGTATCTGTCGCCGCATTCGTAGTGAGCGTGATGTTTGACCCAGCAACCAGAGTGAGCGTATCCCCCGCCTGATCCGCCACCACGTTAGACTCGCCGGCAATAGCGATCGTGCCGAACACGAACTGGTCACCTGTATTGGTGCCTGAGTTTGTGCCGGTAATGTCAGCGATGTAAGCAATCGTGCCTGTCGCAGCCTTGAGCGTTGCCACGTAATCGGTAACAGACGCATTAGCAGACGCAATCGCTGTGACGCCACTGCCTGATCCCTTGACCGCCAGTCTGGACGTGTCGAACGTCTTTAATCCTGTAACAGATTGAATTGCCGCCAGAATCATGTCACCAGAGCCAGCGACGGTCACCCATGCTGGCAACCCACCAGAAATCCCGATAACCTGACCAGCCGTACCAATCCCCAGGCGAGCAAGGATGCCTGCTGCGCTTCTGTAGTAGACATCACCTGTTACGTCGCTGCCGAATTGAGCGACGATCGCGGTGTACGGGAGGGCTGTTGTCGGCATGAATTACCAGCCTTACTTAGCGATCACAGTCTGAGACCAGACAACTCTGCTCATACGTTTCGGAGTCGAATTATTGTTCGTGCTTGTTTAAAGAATGAAGGACCAGTTGCTGACTTTTCAGTGTCTGGTCAATCGACTTCAAGGTTTCCAAATTCTTTTGATCGTACTCTGCAGAAACTTCTAACAATTTCCGCCGACCTTCCGCCTGGATCTGGTTCTCATCCACGCTCACTGACAGTTTCTGTAGCTCACGGGTGGCATTATCACCGTGCAATTGCTGTTGCTTCATGGTGTCTCTGATTTCAGCGGTCATTTTCGCCATCTCTTCATTGGTTTTTGACGCGCTGTTGATGAACTCAATCTGCTTGCTGACAATAGGGATTGCCACATGATCCGCCACCCATACTCCGCCACGCCACAACATGAAAAGAATGACACAGAGCAAGGCTGTTGGCAGTCCCAGCCTGTTGATCGTGGTGATCCACCACGGTGACTTGGCTTCTTCATTTTCTTCTGTCATCGACTCACCTCTCACAGGTTCCTGTGGCATGACGCAATGCTCTGTAGCGCCCATCTATACCGTATCACGTCAGAAAGTGATATATACGACCATGCCGAAAAGTTACGCCACAAAATCTTCAGGCGAAAGTGCTTGCTGGTAAGCAGTTTTGAGAGTTGTGCCGACGAAGCGAGGCAAAATGATCGTCGCGGGCTTGCTTATTGCTTCGTTTTTGTTTCATCAAACCGCTGAAACCATTGTGGATTGTGATTGGTAGAGCATTGTCTGTATGCTACCATTGCTTGATACACATGCCCTTTAACCCACGAGAAACACATGAAGAAATTCATTGCAATATCTGTCGCTGCACTTGTAGCCGCCTGTCTTTTAAACCATTCCACTATTCCGATTGCAAGCGAATTCAATGCCGGTTTTCGCAGTGCTTTCATGCCTGACGTCGATCGGCAACAAGAAACCACATCGTCTCAATTCGTCCGAGAGATACGCTTTGACATGAACACGATTAGGCGTGATGCGATGTACATAATCGACTCATTTCGCGACGTGAAATAACGAAATCACGCATCCACCACAATAAATTGCACCTCATCAAAAATTGAGACGCCCCATTTACCAGGCTGCAATTCGCACGCCCGAATGAAGCAGTTTTTGTTTACTGCAGGCCTTATGCCATCACACGAATAGACGAGGCGATCAACGGACCACGCGCCGCATTTGACGCCAGTGTTTTCAATTCCAGACACTACAATCTCAGGAATCATCTCTCAGCCCTCCATAAATCCAAATCAGGAACGACAACTTCACGCCTTTGGGACAACCACGGTTGTCCACCAAATTCGAGTCCCACTGAAACATTTGAAGTCCGGCACGAATTTGTTGACCGCGTCCATCACGCCAGCATCTGCTGGCCAGTAGTCATGCCCGCAAATCAATCCGCCGGGTCGCACAAGTGATGACCACGCTTGGATGTCTGCCCCGCATTCTGCGTACTCATGACAGCCGTCGATGAATATGGAATCGAATTTGACGCCGCGCAACTCACGGGCGGCGTCTATCGAATTCATCCTCAGGAAATGTACAGTAACACCAGCCGGGATCAGTCGCATTGTCGCTCCACGAACTGCATCCACCCACTCAGGGTTTGGCCACTCGCTCATATCGTCGATCGAGTACACAACCGATCCGGGCCACATTCCACCACAACTGGCCAGCAATGACCTGCCACAGAACGTGCCGATCTCCGCGTGTGTCTTGCTGTGTCGTAGCTCGTCATACAGCCATCCGAGTTCAGTTGGCCATGTCTGCCCTGGGACGAGATAACAAGCGTCAATGACCTGTTGACGGTCCATCAATACACTCCTGCGGTGTGGGGGCAAATTACCATCCTACCAGATATCTGTGCAATGCGTTGTGCCTGCCGATCGTCAGATTCGAAAAACATAACCGGACCCGGCGACGCTCGGTGCTGCGCGGCCCATGCTTGATAATGCGATGCCTTATAGGCCGCAATGTCTGTCTGGTTTCTTTGATGCAACGTCGCCGCTGGGTGCATGACTAGCGTCTTCCACTGAATACCGTAGCGCCGGAGCCATGCTTCCGTGTCGTGTCGATAACGCTCGATTCTTGCCGTAACGATCAGTGGAATCGGGCTTTTGCGCGGCACATAAAGCGGAGGAGCGTTGCGGACGAAATCCAGATACTTTTCTCCGTCGTCATCCTGCTCTGGGCGACAGTCGTGGCACAAGATGCCGTCGAAGTCCACGGCGACGGAAGGCGACAGAACCGAGTTGAAAATGTTCCATTCAAGGATGTGCGGCCACGGTAGATCGACTGCCCAGATGTCAGGCTTTAGGCTCGCAGTTGGGTTCACGTAAACGGCAGCGTAGACAGCATTCCCGAGCTGAGCAGTCACAAGAGGGCGGATAGCCTTGAGGCTGTTTCCCGTCATGACCGTGTCATCGACAACAAGAATTTTTCCAGCCGGATCTACGTGACGGGAACCACCTAGCCGCCATCCGTTTCCGGTGGGCACGATGTCATTCATTGTCTGACGGATCGTGATCATTGGCAACTGCAGGTACATAGCCAGCATGGTTGCGACACTCAAGCCGGATCTTGCCACTCCGGCAATAGCTGTGATGTCTGAGGGCACTTTAGCTAGCAGCGCTTTGATGTCGTGCTGGAACTGGGCAGAGGTGATGAATCTGGCCGGTTGCGCACCGACTGCGAAGTATCCTGGTTTCCCGCGAGACAGTTGACTCCGCACGTCTTCAATTGCTCGGGTCAGCAGCCAGTTTGCCCCTGCACGTTTCGCCTCCTGCTCCACGTCTTTACCACTCCACCAGTCCCCCACTAAAGTCGAAGCGGCCCCCGCTGCCGCGACGATCCCGACACCTCTCACGTATGCTACTGTCGCTTTTGATAACGACACGCCTAACATATCCGCTTTCTCCATGAGTTGCCCCACGATGTGATCCCGCCGTGATTCGCATCCAGTAATACCCCAGCGGTCCATTTCGGTGGCGAGTGTCTGGCATCCACACGTTGCGTTCGTGGCTTTAATAGACAGTAAGCCTTCAATACGCGATTTAAGTGCTGTACCGACTCTTTCAAATGAAGTCGAACTGCTTACTCGGGATTGTCCTGTTGCATGGTGCCGCACAACTGGAACGTTGACTTTCAGTTCAGGCAGCGCGTGCCCTTGTCGCTCCATCAATTCGCGGTATTTTTGTACGTCACGCGAACTGAGTTCCGTCAGTCCGGAAACTATCTGAAGCATCCTGCCAGAGAGCGGACGTATGGTTGCCGATTCGCTCATGATGTAAGCTCCATCTCAACATCTGTCGGATCTTGTACGTCGTCCTCACAACGGACCCACGCACCCTGACCATCGCCGTTGGCCCTATACCTCAGATAAAGAGGATCGCACGGGCTTTCATAACTTGTGATGGCGTCGTAAATCCACGGACCGAAATTTATTCCGGGCGAGTCGGACTGGGTATAACGAATCGTGATAACTCCAAACGGTGATGCTCCACCTGCTGCACAGTCAGTGGAAAATGTGTATGTCCTTACTATTTCCGGCCGTTGAAATTCAACGACGCATGGCATTTTCCAGATTGCTTTGTAATACACCCTGCCGTCGATCTCGTTGACCAATAGCATCGGTACAACCTGCCCGTTAATACACGCACACAACGCATTCATGCTGATCAGTGTTAAATAGATGACATCCTTGAATTCCGTGCCTGGACAGCATGGCCAGTCAACGCTTGTGCATTGCGTGCCGCAAGGCAGTCCCTTGACAGTTATTGTAGTACCGTCAACTCGGGTATATGAGATCGCCGAATTCGGGAACTCTGGCACATTGAACAGCGGGCACTCAACGGCAATTGTGTTGAGCGTGTCTCCATCAAATTCAAGGTGCGGCAGAGAGTCATCGCATTTGCAGACTAGCTTAATCGTTCCTGTGACTGGATACCCAGTGCCGCAGGCAATACTATAGGTCCATACTCTGTCCTGCGGGCTATACGGATCTGGCGGAGACATGCACACGACACCTCGTCCGATGCACCCGGTTGCCTGGTCTGTTTGCACCGATACGCACAGGCAGTCAACCCAGCATTTGCAGCACTGGAATTTGTGGAAGTGGTCATCTGCCCGTATGGATATTTTGTACGGCTGTGGGCCTTGTGTTACGCTCCACTCAGCGTTCATGTTTGCAGCCAGATCGTATGGCGTCACGCAGCGCACGGTTCTTAGTGGTGATCCAGGTGGCGTCAAAGTTTCCGGCAAATAGTGTGGGGCTGTCAAGCCGAAGACGAGTGGACTGCCGGGATCTTCTGGACCTCCAGACTCACGCCAAATTTGCACATCATTCGACTCGCCTAAAAAGTCAGCTATCCATCCGGATTGTGTAGATGGATACGGGAATTCCTTAAAGCACGCTGTAACCTGTTCCCTGGCCGCATTTCCATAAACATCAGTGTACTCTCGCGTGATTACTGCCCTGCCACAAAGGCACTGGTATGGCTCAGACGTTGGCCCACACTTAGCCATATCCATCGGGCTGTCAAGAAAGCCTGCTCTCGTAACAGTGACGGTTCCGGAACCCAAAATGTAATCATCGACGTCAAAGATAATGTCGTGCATTGTGTTCAGTCGGCACGCATCATCGTACGGCCCGAAGTAGTGCTTTAGCCGCGTGTCCTCATATGCTGTCTTGATGTAACCCAGCGAGTTTGAGATTAAGACAAGAGCGCAAATGCCATACGAATCAGTCTCCATCTTGATCAATAAGTCGATAGTTCGACTGCCGCACGTCAGCGACAACATGTACCCACTCGTTACTGCGAACTGTGTGCTTTTTGTGAAGGGCACAACCTGATTATAGTCGCATATCGTGCCGTAAAAATTCGTGGAGATGCAAACGTAGCACGGCATACATCGGCACGCCTGATCTTCACGTTCGATGACTTGCGTGTTATCGCTATGGGGCTGTGTCGATGTTTCGCACCGGCAACACTTTTCTGTTTTGCTTTTCTTGCGTTTGTTTGACATTTTAAAGCACCGTCAAATCGTCGCAATCACTCAGAGCGCACATCGCATGAACGACCCAGGCACAGTCGTTCGCCGCGCCCCCAACAGTTGGCAGCCTTGCAAATCTGGTTGCCATTCCGGTTCTGCCGATCAGCCGGTGCGAAGGCTCATTGAAGAAACACCCAAGCACATCTATGACTCGGAGTAAACCGTAGTCCAGATCTGCAGCAGGCACTTGATATTCATTGCCTTTATCGTCACACGAACCAATCCAAAACTCAGACTCAATCGATAGCGGTAGAGTTTCATATGCGTTTCGGATGGTGAACAGCACCATTGAAGTGCCACCGCCACCGCCACCACCAGCGACGACTAAGCGCTGCTGACGACGGGGAAATGCAAACTGACGCTCGCTCATGGTGTCACCATATACCAATCACTTAGTCGCCACGAACCCATCACTTCACATCCAATGAACCGAACTTGTTTGTCTTTGGCGGCGTGCCAAACAAACCGCCAATTATCTGCGCTACTCTCACACCGAGACCTGGACCATTCATACCCAGTCCAATAGCAACCCCAGCGGCAAAATCACCAGCCTGATCCGCTAATCCGCGTTTCGGAGTAAACCCTGGTGCTGAATACTCCCGCGTCCCACGATCCACAATGAGCTTCGTTTCAGGCCCATCCTCATCTGACAAGCTCCACTCCACACCAGTCACCTGCATGTACAAAGGGGGAGCCTCAATTGCCGCTTGATTCAGGGATATGTTCCGACCGTTGATCTCGGAAAGCAAATCCCCGATTTCATACTCATCTGTCCAGCCAGGAATAATGAACGTGCCATCGTACTCGGCATTCAGCATTGGCCTAATAATGTCCTGGCCAAACTTAATGATCGCCGCTCTGTCGTCATACACGTCCGCACCCGCGATATCATCCTTGAGCACGCTTTTTAATGGATGCGCATTCAGTTCAGGTCGATCTGGATGCCCCTGACCAAGCACAAACCAATGGCGAAACCTGTCTCTCAGATCAAGCGTTACAAGGTTTTCTCGCCCCTGTACGCTTCCGAGTGTGTATGTATCTGCCCCTACGTTGTACAGAGTGTGGTCTGACTTGATTGTTCCAGTCAGTCGCATCCGAAGGTCGCCACCTGCAAACGCCTGGTAAATCTCGATTGGTACAAGGTTGTCCGTAAAGATGATCGCGATCCTGTCTCCCAATACAGCCCAACCACCAATTTCATTGGTGACTTCTGTCCATGTGCCGCCCGAATCTACACTGAACTGCAGCAACAACTCACGGCGAACCCTGTCTCCTTCCGCACCCTGAAATGTCAATGGCGGTTCGATCATTCTTCGACGTGCGATTGTCTTTGTCTCATACCGAACAGGATCTGCTGCACCGTCAGCACTTGCACAGATCGCAAATATCGCATCCAGATTTGGAGGATCGCCTATTGGGTAAAGACCTGCCCGTAATCCAGTATAGTCAGCTCCTTCATTCGCCACCCACAGACGATGTACCAACTTGTTATTTGGGTAGGACGCACCATCCTGAATCGCCAATTCAATGTCCGTCAGTGCGTCAGACGCCTGCGCCCACCCAGGATACAGCGGTATCGTGATTTCCGCACGAAGCTCATCGCCGAGAACTCGCACGGCTGTAACGGCATCCGCTATACGGCGACGGATTGCATACGCATTCACGTTCGACAGTGACAGGTTAAGTATGGTATTGGGTGCCTGAAACTTCAACTGTTTCGGTGGCTTTGTGCTGTAGCCACGCCGGAACACTTCAATAATTGGCTTCGGATACTCAAGGTAACCAGGAAACAGCAGATCCTCAATGAACGTGTTTCGAATGAACGGTTGATTGTATTCAATACGCCAGTTGTAGCCGTTTGGGTGCAGGAGCTCATCCAGATAATACGGAAGGTATTTGCCTGTCGCAAACCGCACATCACGAAGCAACGGCTGATTGATCCAGATTAAATTAGCCTCATTCATTACTGGATTGCGAACAAAGAACTCGTCCTTGTTGCAGACATTACAAATTGACCTGATCGCTTCGAAGATCGTCCACTCAGAAGGTTCCTGAGCGTGAAAGGCTTTGGCTGCATCCGACTGACCAATTTCCGGGTCCATCCAGAGGTAAGTGTCATTCTCCTTAATGTCAGACATGTTCCCATACACGATCCCATCAACCATAGGGTTCAGGATCACGTCTGTACCGGTCACCTGCTGAATTGGTCCAGCGGCATTATGCCTCATCCGCATTCCGCCGAACACTCGCCCAAACAGATACGGACGGAACTCTATTCGCGATGTACCACGTTCCTCTGAATCAACAGAATTGTTTTCCTCTGTGTAGTCACCCAGGAACGCTCGCTTACGATTGGTATCAGGAAAAATGATGTCAACCATTTTTGAAAACGCTGTCGGTTGCTGCGCGACGTTTACTGTGGGCTCAGCATTCATCGTCACGAAATCTGCATAGTCAACCTGATGACCACCAGCAGACCTCGACACAAACACCGGCTTCATATTCGATGATATGTCTGACCACAATTTTGGCTGAACACTATCTAACCGACCCGGTAAATCGAAATCCATAGCCGTACTCACCCTGGCTACCCACGAAGGGTAGTTGAATGCGAACGTAGTCGGATCAGTGATAACCAGGTCTGTCATCGCCATTCGTTAATCATCCCTTCTCAATCACGTTTCGCTGGAGTGATCGGCTTCAGTAATTACAGCATCTTGATCTGCTGGAACGACATCATGTACAGCCTGTTTTTTTCGACGTTGAATTTCATTGTCGAACGCAACATAAAACTGGCCAGGCGTAACGTAGTCCGGAGCATACGCATGAAATGCTTCGTCCACGTGCAGCCCCTCTTCGATCAGTACCTGAATACTTTCGACCACCTCTGCAGGAACACGCGACGTGTCACCAGAGTTGATTGCAGCGTACCAGTTACGAAAGTTGCATGGACGACATTGATCACCGTAGAGCCTGCCCCACGCCTGATCGCCGTTCTCGCCGAGTTCAACTAACGCAATTTTTTCACTCAAGCTCTGTTTAATTGTGGCGCTAACCATGATTCTCCCCTTATTTGCATCCATGATAGTTTTCCCATCTGGACCCATTTATGTTGACCAGATCCATCGTAAAATGCTGGAGCATCCGGCGTCCAGCCCATGAAAATACATTTCGTATACAACGTTCCATTCACGTCCAGAGTACCACCGGCTCCCAGCTCCTGAAGTTGGGCGCAAATCTCAGCAAATATCTCGTGTAGCGTAAACTGTAGCATCCCACTGATCGTCACTTGAATCACACACTCACGATATTGCACACCGCCCATGAGCGCTAAAGCTCCACGTACACCAAACCATGTTTTCAGAGAGACAGGGCGAACCCACGAACCCCACAATGGAAGATCGTAGTTTGAGACTGGCATTACAAACCCATTGAATTGCAGCATCAGTTTGCTCCTGCCACAACAGGCGCTCGTGGAACTGGCGGTGAAGGCAATCGTACACTTGATGGAGATGGAGGTGCAGCAGGGTTACCGGCCCCTTGTTTCATCAGCCTGTTCTGTTCATCCAGCAAGGCTGCGATGCGATTGAGCTCACTGAGCTTCACGCGCATGTCATCCAGTGCTGGCTTATTCTCGCCAGACATTTTCAGAATTGCGGCAAGGATCACGCCAGTACCTGAACCCATAGCTAGATTCCTGAATACTCCTCCAGTCATGCCTGTTTTTGTTTCTTCACGTTCTATCAAAAACTTAACCCCAGCAGCCCTTTCCGCTGCCTCGTTCGGAGCAAGTCCTTTCAGTTTTCGCGCCTGGCGCATCGCCAACGTCTGTGCGTATGCCTCGCCTCTCGCTTGCGTATCCCAGCCACTCAGGTTCTTTGCCGGCGTCGTCTCTGTACCATTCCAGATCTGATCGTACGCACTACGGGAAGATCCCTCCAGAATCGTTCTGTCATCTGTGGAAGAGTATTCAGCACCCGCCGCAATACGTCGCCTAGCAATCAAATCCGGAATTTCTTTCTGCAAATCCTCAACAGCCTTCTTGTACACCGGCGCGGACTCATCAAAGGGCTTAACGGCGTCTTTCGATTCCTTCATAATCTGCTGTACAGCCTGGTTGTTTTGAACTAAGGCAAACGCCAGTTCCTTTGGCCCACCAGTTTTTTGCTTATCAATAAACTGTTTTCCGAGCTCCTCATTGTTTTGCAACAGGCTGAGTTTTTCATCGAATGACCTGGCACTCTTGAATGCCTTGATTGTCTCAGCGTCGATTGTCGAAACCGACTTATCCTTCAGCACCTTACGGTGCTCAGGACTAAACTCGTCCATCCTCTGAAAGATTGCCGCCATATTCGTACTGGATGTTTCACCTGTTCGATCCACTTGAATACGGCTCGCCGCCGTGATGTATTCCAAAGATCGTTCGGTGCTCATGCCATCCATATTTGAGCGACCGCGTGTGAGTGCTGCCATCTTCCCCATCACATTGCCGATGAACTCGTTTTCATTCACAGCCTGTGATGCCTTGGTAGATGATCTCAATTGGCCGAACGCTGCCTCATAGTCGTCAGAATTATTTAACCTCGCTACCACCACGCCGCCCTGTATTGTTTCATCTGAAAGCTCAACATCCCCAGCATTTAGCTTAACTGCCGCCTCGACGACTTTCATAGCCGTATCAGGATCTTCGACACCACCCGAAATGGCTTTGCCGACCAGATTCACGAGATCCGACTGACGCTCTACACCAAGGTCAACCTGACTATCGCGAGCCCATTTCTTAACTCGCGAAAGGTTCTCAACGCCTATATTGGGAGCCTGCCGAACCAATGCTTCCTGTGTCGCTGTACCTTTCGCCCCGGCATCGATCTGGAATGCTCGCTGTTTCTCCCACTCCTTCGTAATCTCCTGCATCACCTGATGAATTCCGATATATGTGGCGAGAAACGACTTGGCCTCTCCAACCATCGTGCCGCCGATGCCAGACATTTCCTTTTGTGATTTGCCGGCCTTATTGATCACGGCATCAAGCCTTGTCCATTCCGCACGCATCGCGGCAACCTTCGCAGACTGCGCTGTAAACGCCGCCGTGCCAGCGGTCATATTTTTCAGGTCTCGCACTGCCTTCTTAAGCTCTGCATCAAGACGCGCAAATGAACCTACAGCCCCGCTTGCAGCCGCGTCCAATGACTTGCCTGCACTGCCTGCTGTTTTCTCCATATCCCTAAGCTGCGCCTTCAGGTTATTTATGACAGCGGCCAGTTTATTGAATGCCTTACCAGGCGACATTTTGTCTAACTTAGCCTGCAGAACATCAATTTGAAGCGAAACGCCCTCCATTGACTTACTGTTCATGCGGAAAGTTGAAGATTGTTTTGAAGCAGCCTTTGTGCTTGCCTCAGTAGCTGATGTCAGCCGATTATAGCCTTCCGTAAGACGCTTGAGCTTTGCGTCCAGTGCGCCAAACTCCGAAGATCCCTTCATGGCAGCATCGCGTGCCTTGCGGGTTCTATCGATGGCGTCACGCAACATGTCGTACGAACCGCGTGCTGAAGCCGCTGCTGCAGCTTGCGATTGTGTCAACTGCACAACCGAGGCATTTATTTCAGCGAACTCACGCTGCGCCTGTTGCAACTTCTCAGTCGCTGCGTACCAGTCTTTCAGATTCGTAGCAGCCTTCAAAGCCTTGGTGTACTCATCGACGCGATTTTTGACAGCGTTCCATGAGTTTCCGAACGTCTTATTCGACGCTGCAGACCTTGCTGTGAGCGTGACCATCTTACGCTCAAGGCTGACGATCTTCGCTTCCAGTTTATCAATCGCGATTTCGGACTGAGATGTATCAGCCGAAAACGTCTTCTTGATTGTATTGCCCATTGGAAACCACCGCTATTCTTCGAGCGTCAAACCAAGGATTTTTCCGTATGCGTTCGTTATGTTCCGCTCAGTGAATAGGTCCAGCAGATGGCACACCTCCGGAGTTATCCGGTAGTTGATTCGCAGTGCCCGCACAATCAGGGCAGTTGCATCGTATACATCGAAACTCACGTTGATCTTCGCCTCATCACCATCACCGATGATTTCACACCCAGCACGGCGTTTCGACATCTCTTCGCTGTACCAGGCAAGTTGTCTGATCGGCAGATACTTCCAGTTGCCGTCGTCACTGAGTGCTAACTTCTGGTCGATTGTCGCAGGCGTAGGCAACTTCCATGTGCCCTTTTTTTCTTCACCGAATTCCAGCCACACTCCGTTCTGCATGTATGGTCTACGCAGTTCGGTTTCCGATGGTGGAGACTCATTCCAAATACCAACCCAATAGCCGGACGCAGACTTCACCCATGTTTGCTTGTCCTTATTGACAACCATCTGCTCATTGCCTTTAGCCCTCCATGCGTACAAGTTGCCAGGCTCGCCATCTGGTGACTGCTCACCAGCCAACTGACTTGCTTCCATACCGGCTATGTGATCCTCCAATCCCAGACGCTTGAGTACCTCACCGTCGCCAGTGCATGATGAACCAATGAAAATCAAATGATGTGCCATTTTAGCCCCCAAACAAACGACCACACGTCACACTGTGACATATACGCCAATTACGCGATTGCAACGCCTGTTGCAGATACCAATGATTTCCCGTAACAGCGGATTGTGGCTGACCCATTACCGCTCTGTGCGGCGTCCAATGCTTCGATCTTGTAGAACCCGGCTGCGAAGGAAAATCTCACATGGCTGAACCCTGCTTCTGGTTCATATGTTGCGCCATCTTTTCTGGCCCTGAAAAACACACGCAGCGCGGCGTTAAGCGTGCTGCTGTAAGAGTGCATAAATGATGATGCCAGTGACAGGTTTTCGCACAGAATATCGATCGTTGGCTCACGGTACTGGATGAAATGATTACGGGGGAAAATTCCGCCTCCGTATCTTTGCGTCAGGATCTGGATACCCGGATTAACAACAATACCTGTTAGAAAGCCGATCTCCACGTTATCGATGAATGCTTTCCCAAGCCCGAATGTCGTTCCAAGTGAAGACGCTGTGAGTGTATAGCCAGCGGGAGTGTAAGTGACTGGTATAAGAATTCCGTCACTGCTCCGCCACCGCACTTCGAAACTGCACATTGCTCCCTCTTCAGAATCCTGACGCACCTCGAACTGAGTTGGCGTCGTGATGCTTGCGGGACCAGCCATTCTGTCATGCGTTGCACCTGCCGTCAATACTGCGCAATCTGCACGCACAGCTACTGGAATCGTCAATGTGTTGCTGTTTAAGCAAATGCCGGATGAAACAAACGTACCGCCATTTAGCCCCAAAAGAGTCACGAGATCTGTAGACTGAAGGCTGTTCATCGGCTCAGAAGTTCCGAGGTAAAACTTACCCGGATCAGCCGAACCTGCCGCTCGGTCGATAACAACCTGAGCGGAGTCGTTATACCCGACCGATCTTACATTACGAACGACCACGTCTGGTGATCCACCAAACACAACATCGTATGCTACATATGATCCCATTTATTGCCTCTTTACTTTCTGATAACTCGACGGCGTCGAACTTGATATTGTGGTGTCCCGGATCTCTTTGAAAACTTGCGTACTACGTTATCACCGATATCCTTCTCTTCCTTCGAAGAGAACTGTTCCAATTCGTTTTTAGTCTGCGCCCACATGGGATGTTTTGCTGTTCCCCTCGCGGACACACTGAATCCTCGATGTGTTGCCCTTACACCTGTTCGTGCCGTTGCAAGAATGATTCTGCGAAGGTCGCCCGTAAATACGTTCGGGTCTCTATGCTGGTGCTCTCGAAACTTCTGCTGCGTGTATTTTGCTCCACGCCGCTTGTACCTGTATCTCTGGTACGCACCGAACATGAAATGCAGTGGGAGAACATCTGTAGCCTCTCTTTGACCTTCTTCACGAAATAAATCATTGAATAACCTTCGCACGGTTCTCGATGTCATTTTTTCAGAGATGATCTCAACCTGACTGATGATTCCTGACATAGATCACCCCTGACAAACAACCTCTAAATCCGCTGCCCAAATCCTGCGTCCCCCATGCAACTTTGGATCTTCAGGCGATGGAACCATAAGATAGTTCATTTCCATGATGTACAAATTCCCGGGCTGCATCCCCGATAACGCTACCTCATCCTCAATACTCTCGTACAACGGCCCACAATAGCGGAACTGTTCATCCTCAGTCGGCCCGACATTCGATGGGATTTCTATATCCAAACTCAGCAGTAACCGTGGCTCACACGAATACCCGCTTGATGATGAACGCCTCTTTGAAGGATTCATGTTCCAGATAACAACCCGTGGACATGGAATCGCGATGTAAATCTGCGCCTTTGGCTTCGTAGGATCGTAATCCTGAACTGTAATGAACTTGATTCTCGTTTTGGCTTCTGTTGCATTGGCAGAACCAGTGATCGTTTGAAACGTCGCACACTCGCTGAGCATCCGTTCCATATGCAAATATGGCTGATAGAAACTACCGTACCCAGACATCAGTTACCCTCCCTGATATCCACCAAATCGCGATGTCGTGAAGTTTGGATCTCGCCGCACCACCATAATCATCTTGTTGCCGTCTTCCGGACGACGTTCGCGGTCATACTCCCACCGCTCGCCGTTCAGCCATACCGGCTGTTCGAACGTGTATGTGGTATCGTCCGCGAAGATCAGTTTTGCCCTGGCGACTACTCCATTGCCGCGATCGTAGTTGCTGAGTGGAACGTCACGATCCACTACAGCTCTGACAGACTGTGCCGTTTCCGATCCGATGCTGACGTCCTCACCGTTCCACGCGAGGTGGAATGGTGTTCCGACAGATGCCTGAAAGGATCGATGCGACATTGACTCTCGTCTCAGTTACGAAGCCACTGACTCTAATAAAAACGGCGACCGGGACTGTGGGGCTAAGACAGTCGCTGGGGGTGCTTACCGATCGCCGCTATTTCTCCAATTACGCCGGTCATACGTTCAGGTCGAGATATGCCTTGGCACCGCTCAACACGGTGTAAAGCACTTTGCCTGCATTCACACCTCCGCCACCAGTGGCTATCAGGTTTTGATTGACTATGTGGATTGCTCCAACAACGCCTGCAGTTAAGCCAGCACCTGCCGTAATCTCCAGAATGCCGCGAATTTGAACCGCTGCTTCTTGACCTAACACCACTGGCTTTAATCCAAGCACAACGCCGACACGACCATCAGGCACAAGGACCATCTGACCGCATTCCCAATTTGCTGTCGCAGTGACACGCAACACGTTGTCCTCAATGAACTGCACCATCTCAACACTCCAAACCGATACTGGCTTGCAAACGCTGCCTGACCAATCAGACGATCAGAACGCAACCCAAGTGTTTGCTGTTGAGCTTGTGCAGATCAAAATTATACCCTTGCTGGTCACCGACAAAACTGCAGCGTCTACGGCCAGACCGTTAATCGCGCCACCAGTCGGTGCATACACCTTCAGAACCGCTGCTGATGAGTTCCCAATATACAACAGGCGTCCTGTCACAAGGTCACTTACGTGGATACGTACACCTGTCGTAGCATTTGCGGCAGTCGTGGGATACACGGCTGCTGTGGCTGCCGGCAGCACTGTGGCATCGACGGACGTAGTACCGAAAGCGGCTGTGGAGGCACCGATCGCACGGCCACGTCCAGTAAACTCATTCAGGTCGAATCTCGCCTGACCAGCTGATGTTACGTCGTACAACAAGGTTCCAGCAGGCACTGACGCTGCTGTACCTGCGGTAACAATCGACTGCGATGAAATGATCACCCCAACAATTGTTCCGGCAGTCATTGTTGCACCAGCTGTGCCAATCGCCTGACCTTCCGTCTGCAGTGAAGCAACCTGGCCGATCGCCACAGGAGCCATGTTGTTAACGACGCCAACACGACCATCTGCCGTCAACTGAAACTGACCACACTCAAAAGCAGATGCCGCTGTCACACGTACTGCATTATCTTCGTTATCAATCGGCATGACTGCCTCCTCTTTGAACTCACCTTATGGACCAATGACGCCTCAACATTGAGCCGTCTTCTCGTTTCAAACTTTTGCGATGCCCCACCAGCTCTGTTGGTTCTTTGAAAACCCATTGGCTTCTGTGAGCACTGCTTTCAGCACGTCTTCACCGAACCCTGTGGCCGTCATCAGCACGTCCATGCGTTTCTTGCCTCCCGTCAGGATCTCAGTGAGCTTCGCTACCATCTCATTTTCAGGCACTTCGGAACCCGGCTCGCCTGATGCGTCTTCCGTGACAGGTGTATCGCCTGATGGCTCAACCACTTCAGTAGCGGATTCGCCTTCGATAACTTCAGAATCAGACTCTGGAGCAACAACTTCAGATGATTCCAGAGGCGCTTCTGCTTTGGCTGCTGCCATCGCTTCTGCGACTTGAACATGCCGTTCCATGTCTTCGGCAGTGCATGGGATTGCGACGTTGTTGCGGCCATCCAGAAGCCACAACCAACTGTCAGCACACTGATCCCTGCTAAGCAGTGTTCCAGCAGGGCACACGCCTATCGCTGGAATGATTACCTCAGTGTGAAGTTTGACTCCGATAATTTCCGACATGCTTGAACCCGCCCAAAATACTGATCCGAAAAAGGCGGCGACACCCGACGTGTCGCCGCGTCACACTCTGACATATACGATCAAGATCAAGCAGTGTTCCTGACAAGACCTTGGTGACCTTCAACGCCGACACCCATGTCGTGCTGAACGTCAAGCGTCAATCCGAACTCACCGCCACCGCTCAACACCTTGGTTGTCATGGTTGGCATCCGGTTTGATCCAGTGCGGTAACCAACATTGATACCGTATGCACCGCCAGCAGCGGCCAAGTACCAGGTTGTTGCAGCAGCAGCGACAGCAGTATCCGTCTGTGGGTTCGTAAACCCGGTGTTCAGACGGCTGTCTGATCGAGTAGAAATCTTTCGCAAACGCAACGGATTGGACGTTCCGAAGACAACGTTTGTCGTGTTGTCACGAATTTCCGCTGAGGTGGTCAACTGATCTGCAACGAACGAAAGCGTCTCGCTGGTGACCAGCACACACTCACGCAGATTCAGATTCAACCCGCCAGGCCCACGCTGTGAAGCGAGTGCCGTCATGGCTGTCTGAAGCGTTAACGCTGACAATGCGGATGAAGCATTCAGATTCGCGTGGGTAGCATGAAACAACGCCACGTTGTCTGTGAGCAACGCCGCGTTTGCTGCAAGGAAAGCGTAGACCAGTGATGGTCGCAGATCCTGAATTGCGCGGGCATACTCCTGCATTGCTTTCTGCCATGCGTTCAGGTCGTCGTCGATCAGATCCTGGCGGTCGATGATCAGAGTATTGGAATACTCCGACAGTCGGTAGGACTCCATCGTGTCTGCGAAGCTGGCTTGGCGAGACTTCTCGCCACGAATACGCCGCGACATTTTTCCGCCTTCCAGCCGATGTAGTTCCTGCGGCTTGAAGTTCTTCACATCCTGCTCGTTGCACCAACCGGTTGTCGAGTCAGTCATTTCGCCGAGGTTGTTCAACAGAATCGCACCCATCGTCTGGGTGTACATCGTTGAAACCGTTGGTGTGCTGAATGCACGCACCGCGATATCTTCGCTGTACTCAGGGCATTCAATCTGCCCAATACGCAGCGCCTCAATGCAGAGGTCAATCTGAGCTCGACGCTCGAAGGCGTAAGCCTCATTCACGCAACGCTCGTGCTCCTTGCGTTCTTCTTCTGTGATCTGGTGCGTAGCGCGTCGCATACGCAAGATGCCGGTATTCGCGTCGTACTGCATACGAGGCAGACACCGCACAGCGGCTTCACCACCCATCTGCAACGTGATGGCTGCTGACAACACGCCAACAGTTGCCTGTTTGCGTGAAGAGGAACCACGACCACCAGTGACTGGTGCTGGGCTGTCCACTTCAGCCGCACGTGACCCAGCCTTGTGATTGGCGCGGATGTCCGTCAAAAATGCGGCCTGTGCCTGTACCAGATCGATTTTCGGATCGTCCATGCATCGCTGCAGGGTTTCAGCCGAAACATCCGTACCTGCCAGATCGCGAATCGCCTTGCGACGTTCGCCTTCGATTCGGATGCCTTCTGCAAGTGCTTCCGATCGTACCTTCTCAACATCGACAGCCGGCTTTGTGTCGGCAACTTCGGTAGTCATTCTACCACTCTCCCTTGAACTGCCGCCGACTTCGGCTGGCATTGCTGAAACGACAGAATCCACCAAGGACTCATCCGGTTCGGCACTCAGTGCCGTATTGCTCGATTCTGACCGTACAGGGTCAGAGGTTTCTGTGGTCGTTGTGACCTCGACAGGTGACGCTGACCTGACAGGCTCACCACCGTTGATATTGATCACGACCTGCGGCTGTGAAATTGAACTCAAACTTGCCGTGAGAGGCTCGACAGAAGCAAGAACAGGCGCTACTTCAGATCGCACAGCCGTCTGCTCACTTGATAGATTGGCAAACTCTTCTTCCGTGATCTCAGAGCTCACGCCACGCACGCCTGTCGCCATCCTGGCCAATGCCATCGAATCAGCGCCCTTGATGACGCACGATCCCTCATCAGGCATCCAATCCGTGCAAACTCGCAGCTTGCGTGTCGGACCAGCAGTGAACTTGCGACTATTCACTTCATGTGACTTGCCCGCTGGAATGTCCACATAGTTATGGACCGTGTAGCCAACTGACAAGCCTCGTACGTGCCTGTCACGGTACTTGTTGAACGCCTTCACGCCGCGTTGATCATGCTTGTCAAAGTGGCAGCGAACGACAGTATCTGTGCCTTCCGTGCGAATGCTGTCCATGTGACCGAGATTGTCGTCCACCACAGACGACCGGCGATGTGAATCCAGCATCGACAGCCATTCACACGCCCGACGTCCATCAGACAGCAGGATCTCATCCATCATCTCGCGAGCATTCCAGTCGATCATGCGTACTGGCTGCTCTGTGCTCAACACAGCGTCAATCGACATCGTCGCTTCATCTGCAGAATCATTCCGCAGTTGCATCATGCGCACACTATGCCGCAACGGTTCGTCTCTCTGGTCGCCTGAGGCGCTGACAAATTGAACCATGTCACACTCTCCAATATATGTTCAAGCCACCACGCTGGATTTTTTGGCGGATGAATCGGATGTTAGCTCGTCGAACATATCGATCAGAGCAGGATTTGTTTTCTTCAGGTTGTTCAAGAGCCAGGCATCGCCAAGCCCTTCCTTCACGTCATTCAGTGAATTCACCGTACGTTTTAGCTTCGCTACCATTTCCTGCGGACGCATCCCGTCTTCAGCCCAGATGTCAATCAAAGTTGTGGACATTGATTCCAGATCCATCTGGCGTGCGCGCGCTTCCTTCTGTGGATCGACATGCGGCAACCGTGACCAGATACCACCGATTTCAACCTGACATGGGCGAAATGGAACCAAGCCAGCAAGTTCAGCCTCACGCAATACGTCCATCATTGATGGCGTGTATTTACGCTCAATTGATGACTGCTCACGGCGAATACCACGCTGATAGATCTGGCTGTCGAACCGAGCACTCGCAAAGTTATGGTTTTCAGCACCCAATCGCACGATTAACAGCGGCATCTGTGACGCACGACCAACGTCACGCCATCGCTCATTGCGAAACTCGACGTAATTATCGCCAGGATGTTTCGGGTCAATCTGTGTTGCCTTCTTGCCCTTCGGTGCCCATAAGATCTGTGCGATACCGGTCTTCACGGAATTGAACATCCCGCCACCAGTGCGACGAGTTGTTGGTGAGCCATTGCGTACTGGCGTGTCGTTGAAGTGGTCTTCAAACACGATTCCGAACGACGCGCCGAGCTTCGCAGCTTCCATCGTTAGTTTGTCGAACTGCCGAATATCGGCTATCGTTGGTAATGCAGATGCCAGCATCGGCACACCGCAAATCTGACCTGGCTCGCGACTTCTGAACCGATGAATGATGTACGCAGCGTTAATTGGATTTGAGATATTCGAACCAGAGAAACTTCCGTAGTCATTGGCTTCCAGCACGTGGTACACCTTGCGTTTACCACTTTTCGTGCGCTCCATGCCAAGCACGATAGATCCGCCGTCTTTCGCGCCATACAAGCGGTTATTGAACACACGCTCCGCATGAATTGGATGCCATCGCGTATGAATCGCTCGTCTGTCGCGGATGCTGTCATCCATCACGACCTGCACAATGGAATTTCCAGCCGTCCACTGCTGCTGGACATCCATCGTCAGGATATCCACACCAGACAAGTCGCCGTTCAGGTCTGGCATTGCGAACCAGTCCTGGATGATTTCTTCTGCGGCTTCCGAATACTCCAGAAACTTATTCTGCAGAGATTTATTGCCCTTCAGGCGAGTAGGGTCTTTCGCAAGCACTTGCCATTGAGGGCCATCCGGACCAACGATATCGATTGCATGAGTATCCACCATGCCTTCGATCGTCGGATTCGTGGATGCCTCGTGTGAGCACCGCGTCATCAGCGTAGGCAGGCTCCAGACGAGATCCTCATTGATCGTTCGGCCAGTCACGTCCTCGAACTGTGCAGCGTTGAGTCGATTGGTGGCCGCACCATCCCAGCGACGGAGCTGCATATCTTCCGTTTCGCGAGTCGCCTCAAGTGGCACATCATCAGCCGCGCCAAACAAGGCGTCTGGGTTCTTGCGCGCGAAGAAGTTGGTAATAATGTCTAGCATGAGCAGCCTCCATCGCCGTAGCTCCCGAGACCCACATACTCAACGTTGCAGATTTCGAGCCCGCAGCCGTCGCCCTGAGATAGAATCGCTTCGGCGCGCTGTCGCAACTGGCGGATGGCAGGACGATCCCACTCGACGTCTGACATGTTGCCGATACGGCTGTCGGGGATAGTCGCCAGTATGAGTTCGGCCTTGACGCAGGCTTTGACTACACCGGCCCAGTCATCCGCGTCAATCGCAACGAGTGCCTGGTCGCGGCATCGCTCAAGTTGGATTGCTGGATCAACGGCCATTATGCCACCTCAGAGACTGGCATATACGACAGCAGCATTGCAACATTGCAACGGTGCTCTCGCCAGTCAGGTGGTCACATTAGGATTGTGCGGAACAAATCACAATCCGATTTGACCTCACAATTTACGCCACAAAATCTTCACCGAAAGTGCTTGCTGGTAAGCAGTTTCCGTTTTTGGTGCCTTTCTGTCTCAGTTACGAAGCCACTAAGTAGGCATTGATACCAGAAACTTGCACGATCACTCATTGGTATCTGCCGGTCTCAGTTACGAAGCCACTGAGTAGGCATTGATACGTGTTTCAGAGCGCTGATTCTAAAAGTGCTTACCAGGTCTCAGTTACGAAGCCACTGAGTAGGCATTGATACCAAACGACCAACCATTTACCGGACAAAATCTTCACTGTCTCAGTTACGAAGCCACTGAGTAGGCATTGATACGATGAACGTAGCGTCTGCCAGCGTAATCGAGCTCACGTCTCAGTTACGAAGCCACTGAGTAGGCATTGATACAGCGTTTTGGGCTTTCGATCCTGGACACGCTATCTATGTCTCAGTTACGAAGCCACTGAGTAGGCATTGATACCTTACCAGAAAGCAGTTAATTTGCTGCTATTTTAATGTCTCAGTTACGAAGCCACTGAGTAGGCATTGATACTGTGAGTCTGTTCTTTCCCGATCCTGCTCCGAGTTGTCTCAGTTACGAAGCCACTGAGTAGGCATTGATACGAAAACAGGCGCAGACGGCAAGCAACGACCGGCGAACGTCTCAGTTACGAAGCCACTGAGTAGGCATTGATACAGCACGACTCATAACCACTATACAGACTTGCGGTTACGTCGCACTTTGCGAGCACTCTTTTTTTTCTCCATTTCTTCGTTATTTTTCCCAGCGTTTTCCTGTTTTTTCTGTGACACCACATCGCCTCTCGCCATCGTGTTCCGTACGGCGTTATGGTCTTGGTCATATTCCGCACCGCAGTGTCGGCATGTTGTGACGATCTTCATCCTGTCGAACTCATGCAATTTCCCACATTCACTACACTCTCTGGTTATGTCCTTCGATGCTACTGACACACAGTCGCCACCAAACACCTCCTTCAAGATTTCCGACAGCCTCCCTGGCGATGCAACGCCCGCGAGACGGCGAATGTTTGTACACACGTCGTCATCTTCGTCAGTATCTGGCTTTTCTCTCAACTTAGCCCAGTCGATCTTCGCTATGACGGCGGTTTTATTTTCACGCCGAAGATTCTTGACAAAACCACGAAACAGTTGCTCCCGTCTCTTACCGCATTTCCGCTTGGAGTTTGCAGCCCATTCCAGGAGATGCTTGTCGAACCGACGCCAAAACTCCATCAATCCATACACGGTTGACAGGTCATCTGGATTCACTGGATGATAGCCAGACGTTGCGTTATATTCTGACAACTTCGACATCGCCCAACTCAATGTTTCTGGCATATGCGAGGCAGATTCTGAATCAGCCTCAAAACGATTATCACGCCATAGCCTTACGAGACGATTAAGCCGATTCGCTCCCTGCCAATGCGCGATTGTCTCTGTCTGCGTGTCGAACCACTCATTCGCCTTAATCGTGCGAATCCAGTCCACGAACTCAGCATACACGTCGTGAGACACCGAATCTCGAATAGCCACGAGGTTGTACGATTCAGCAAAACGATCGACCTCGTCTGACGGAATAATGAGTTCCTGAATCCCTGTATCTGTCAGCGCAGTGGCAACTCGCAATCCGCCACTTACCATCCTGTGGCCACAATGGATAGCACATTTGGCCGTCGCATCCGTCGCATGACGATCCATCGTCGTGGCTATCGTTAATCGCAGCGTGTGATGATCATGCAAGCCAACTCGCTTCCGATCAATAAATGCCCATTTGATTACAGCATCAGGTGGGATTTCACGGTGATAACAGAACGGAACAACGGACCACACTGGTTTGTTGTTCTCAGTTCCGATGCGAATCCATGCCTCACCGACTGCGTCCAGGCCACTATCGCATCCAGTGACAGCCATACGCTCTGTGAGTTTTGGCAGATACAGTCGTAATCGTGTGTCGGTGCCAGCGATTGCGTCTACGTATGTGAGTCCACCCTGCAATTGGACGGCGATAGATCCGTCACCTTCGAACCGTCTGAACTTAGCTGGTGCGCCTTTATGTATGTCTTTCATTGCATCTTCAACGATCAGGTACGTCCCCCAGTAACAGCCACACTTATTGCGTTCACGTTTCACTGCGATAGAATGTTCCTGTTCGCCGGATGAAAGACCTGCATCTTCCAGCATTTGGAGGTATCTGTCGCGGATCAGTTTTTTCCGATGCGTGTCTGTTGCACCATCTGGGATCTCCGTGACCGACTCGGCTATGTCACGATATGGCTTCTGCGCCTCGGCCAAAATCTTCCATGCTGTGGATTTATGTTCCTGCATGTTTTTTGCTGCGGATTTACGCGACGCTTTTGCGGCATCGATAGCCGCCTGCTGTTCGTCAGTCGCATCGATCCGCTTTTTTGCTTTCGACCGTGCTGCCTTGACAGCCGCATACGCTGCGTCCAATACGACACATGCGGCAGAGTATGATTTCATCGCGACATCGAACTGTGGATACAGTGACATCGCAGACAGTGACGCCTTTTGTCGTCTGGCGTTATCGATCTCGATCAGTTTGTTTTTATATCGGTGCGCCAGCCAGATTTGCTGATCAACCATAGATGCGTTTTGAGTTGGCGCTTTTGCCCCGTAACACCAGTTTAGTATAGCCACTATTTCACCCCAGTTCTCAGTTACGAAGCCACTGAGTAGGCGTTTAAGTCTCTGTTACGAAGCCACTGAGTAGGCATTGATACCATTGATACGCCACATGTAGACGCCCCGGCAGACAATTCTGTGACATATACGAAAGTTTTCGAAACTATTCGGAAAACGAAAAATGCACGGTAACATCAGGCGTGTTACTGTGCATTGTGGTTGTTCGTTCGATTTATTGATTGCTATTCGGTGAACTCGCCTGCAAACAACTTACGAAACTGAATCCATCCCGCGCCGAAGTTTCCGCCCTTGTGATCGGCCTTGCTTACAGGCTCATCGACAGCGATTGCTGGATGCCACGTTTGGTGAGAACGCTCGATGTCTTAACGCTTCTGCATGCACCATCCGTGGATACACCATTTCAACCGTCGTCAACCGGCTTCCATTCAGCGTACGTGAATCAGCCAGCACTTTTGTATAGAACCCCATAACATCTCCATATCAATTTCTGACTCACTCAATTGCCGGTTGAAGCGATCCTGCTCAATGCGTCCTCGAGTGTTTTGATCCGATCGTTCTGACACGACCAACATCGTACACGCCCAGTCGGCCAATCATATCCGTCTTTCAGCCATAGGCTTTGGTTGCAATCATGGCAGTCTTGTGGACACTTGCACTCGTTCCTGTCAGTATTTTCGCATGTGGTGCAAGGATCACAATCAGCGTTCTCTGATTCGTCTGCATTTTCTGGTTGCGAGTTTTCTCTTTTACGCATTCGATTACCTTTAATACTAAATCATCGAACGTTCGCGGTCATACTGAGTAATGCCTGTCGATTATTCCGCCGATTTCAGTCAGACCTTTGTGCAGGTCCGCAATCGTTTTGTCTTCTCCCGTATCACCAGACATGAACCACTCGATATCCCTGGCCATCGATCCGCAGATTTTCATCACGTCCGAAAACGCCTGCATTTTGTCCAGTAACGGTTTCGGTAGAGCCTCTTGCGTGTAAACGTAGCCTCCTCCTTGATCGATATCGCGTTTCTCCTGGCGAGATTTCACGTCCATCTCAACCAGTTCAGCGAACCGTGAGACTTCGAAGCATTTGTATTCATAGTGTCCACCACTCATTTCACTTACCCTTTCTGAACCCCTACTGGAAACCCATCGTGAGTGACGCCATCAAGCAACCGACCTGCTGCTTTCTTTCCGACTCTGACGTACACAGTTTCGCTGAGAGCGTCATGCGTGATCTTGTCGGCAGAGTATTTCTTACCATTGATCGTCGCGCCAAGATATTCTCTGCCGCCGTCTTCTGCATGTGCCGTGACCCAATGCAGGCACGGAGAACTTTCGGCGAATGGAAGATGTGCTCCCCATTGCTTGAACAGGAATTTCACGTCAGCAGCGACACACTGATCGCGAATCGCCCTGAACCAGTCCGGGTGACTTAGTCTGGAGTTTGGTCCTGATTCCCCCCCGGCAATCAGCCAGTCGATTCCGTCCAGATGTTCGCCGACTGTCGGCATCGCACCCAACAACGGTTCGCACGACAGAAACAGGACGGAAGCCAATTCCCCGCAGGCTTTCAGCGCATCGATCCGTGGCAGATACTTCGCTGATTCGACAGACACACCGAGCCACACGTTTTCACGCAGGAGATACTGCGGATCTCCGGGGTCTCGACCGTTTTCTGGAATCGTCCACATCCTCATGATGTTCTTCGGACGTTTCGTCAGCAACTGCCAGTCAAGATTAGGAGTCGCGTCGATCAGCCGAAACAAGCGGCGGCGAACGTCATCCATTGTGACACGAGAACAACTTTCGTGCTGCTCTGTGTTTTCTTCCTGCCAGCCATCAGTCGTATGGACGAGGTACTTTCCTTTCGGCCCAGTGATCGGACCGCTCCAATCTTCGAACACATCAGCAAGCGACGCGCAGAACACACGCCACCTAACCCCTGACGCCTCAGCATCACGATTCCACTTAATCGGATTGCCCCAATACGAATCTGCGGTCATCACGCGCGTTCCTTGCGGCCCCCACTTCGCCTTTTTCCAATGATGATCCATGTCGCGTTCAGCGTAGCAATTATGGCAGGCTGGTGAGACCTTTGAGCATCCGATTACGTGATTAAAAGTGTGATCAGTCCACTCGATTTTGCTGTTCTCAGCCATTATCAACACTTCCTGTCGTTGGTAGACGCCCACTCTGCTCGCAAAAACCACATGGCACTAGTGTCTTCAGAAACCCAGGCGTGCGAACCTTGCCACTACCTTTACAGAATTGGCATTCGATAGTTTCTTCATGCACGCATTGAGATATCAGTGCCAACAGGCATGTTCGCATCTTAAACGCGAAACATTTTGCCCCATCGCTGCCATGCCACACACTTTGCGGATTCGGCACCAACTCTGAACCGTTCGTCTCATCGAGGAATACCAGCGTTCCTGCCGTAAGCTGATCCACCTGCGCTCGCGTGAGAATGTACACGGAATTCCGCTTGCACTCGATGACTGTGATATCAATTGTGACTTCGCTTGGCATAAACTTCTTTCAAACATGCGGGCCGAGATTCGAACTCGGGGTTTTTGCTCAATCCGGACATTCAACAGAAGAATACGTAACCGATCACACCGCCTAAAACGACGGAGGGAAACATCAGTAAGGTCAACACCAAAACTACTGCGCCTCCCTGATCCTGCCTGAAAGACTCATTCATCCAAATCAGGTAAATTCCGATCAATACTGCACACAGCAACCAGCCGCAAGCCATAAAAAACAGAACCGTGAATAGTGTCATCATTGGATCATTTTCTTTGCTGAAGTATTTCCTGCCGACTGCACTGCACCCCAAATACGGCGTGCATACACGTCTAAATTATGATCACGCTGTGCTTGATCAACCAACCAGGCGAGCCGCACAAACACCGCCTCAGTCATTCCGAACGAAGAGCCTCTTGTCGTGTAGCACAACCTTTCCAGTGACGATGTTTTACCGGGATCTGGTATCACAGGCGCGAACGACAGCGATGAATTGTCATGCCACGTTTGCTTGTTGTCGCTATTGCGAAACTGAACGGACGCATGGATGTAAATCGCCGAATGCCCGGTTCCGTTCGACCAAGAATGCCACTCATTGTTTTCACTTTTTTCTCGCCATAATGGAATAACCCAGAGCGTCGAATACGTCGTCGCTGCTGCTGGCGTGTTGCCATCATTTTTATACGTTTGTGATTCCTCTTGACGAAACTGGATGTCATATTTATCGAATTCAAGTTGATCGAACAACATCATGTGCAGACCACTAAGTAATGGCATTACACTGTTTTGCATCATGCCTTCGAAATGGATTCTTGCGTGCGATGGCATCTCTGCTATTGCTATGCGTTTCATGTTTACCCCATTATTGAAAAATTTGCGTTTAGAGCCCGCTTATCAATTAACCTGCCGTCAGTCTCAAGAACCCTGAGTCCGGCGTAATCCGGAACGACGAACCAAACATTTCCGCAACCTGCTTTGCATCGTCGCCTTGCAATCCCATTTCAGAACATGCCTCAGCAGGGTTGCGTATCCACTTCAGCAGCCGACCAGCTTCCACGTTGATTGCCAGCATCACCTTTGGATCGAAGTGCAGGTGCATATTGCCGTTCTTAAATGCCCGTACAGCGACCAGTGGCTTGCCGTTACTCAAAATCAGCGTGTTCTGCTTGTTTGACTCCCACTGATAGTTCTTCGGGCTATCCTTGCATGGAAACCCGAGATTGTTTGCGACTGTGACGATGTCTTTCAGAATTTCGAAGGAGCTTGATTGAAGCCCGCGATGCTGATCACGCTCAAACCCGTAGTCGCTCGTGCAAATTCCGCCGCGAGACAGGACGATTCGATACTCCAGTTTGTAGTGCGTCGGATCGGTTTCCTCACCTCGCAGGTATCTCCAGCCCGCTTTTGTCCACACGCGATCGTTGCTCTTGTACTTCACCACGCAACTATCTGTACTCAGCGCCATGAACAGCTCGATCAACTGCTCGTCAAAGAAGTCGTTTGCCCACTTGCTCACCCAGATCAGGATTGAGTAGACGTTATTCGCCGTGAAGTCGATCGAGACCTTGTCCTTCAGTGATTCAAGGAACGAATTGCGCTGCTTTGTTGCCAAGCGCTGCGTGATCGTGTCTATTTCATTGAACAGGGCTTTCCAGTATTTGTTCTTCAGCCCTTTAATCTTCAGTTTGATACCATCCAGCACCCTGTCTTTCGTGACGCCGAGCTCTTTTAACACATGGGCGTCAATTCGCATCGCCGCCCGATAGTTCTCGACCATCTTGACGAGTTCTGCGTCATAGGCGTCCGTCAGCGCCTCAACGAGGTTCTTGCTTCCGCTGATCATATCCTGATGCAGATCCACGACGTCAGGCTCAAGCTCAACGTCGAAGACATCAAGTTCCGGGAGCATGTCTTCGATCACTGACCTGAAGGCGTCTCGCTTCTCGTAGCCGAATTCAATGCGAACGACCTCAACCTTTGCCTGCGCCTTGCGATCGGCATTCTCGAAGTCAAACTCACCCAGTGATGTCACTTCACCCAGCCGAGCCTCAATTGCTCGCTTGATCTCAATTGAATCACGCCAGCGACGAGGTATCACCAGATAAACGTATGCAGTGGACGCCTCACGGACGATCCGCATCACCCATTGTTCAAACTCGCTGTAAGGAGGATTGCAGAAGATCACGCTCACTGGCTTGTCAACGAGCGTCTGCTGCTCAAAGTCAGTGCCGATGACTGTGATATCCTTCGGCATGTTCGACAGGTGGTGGATTGCCTTTTCGATCGCGTAGCAGTCTACATGAAGCTCTCGCGACTTCAGGAACTTTTGGATGGCCTTTAGTACGCGACCGTCACCAGCGCCGATGTCGAGCACTGACTTCAATCTTTCGTGCCGATTGTTATCTTGAGTCTTGTCAATGTCCCGCGCGACTTTGCGAATAATCTCGTCAGTAGTCGGGTAGAACTCAGCATCCTCACCTGCTGCCTTTAGTTCGGCAACCAGTTTCATTGTTTCTGATCTACTCATTTAACCGCCATCCTCCGACATAAAAAACCACCCAGACCGTAGTCCGGGTGGTTAGCGGATTGAACACTCATGTTCGCGCCGTCACACTCACTCAGTCTTGCGAAACGATCTCGATGCTCACGTCGCCTGGCTGACCAGGTGGCGTGACGTCAGGAATCGGAAACGAAAACTCTCGCGCTGGCCCTGTCAATCCGTCGTCGTCGGTGTCTGCAATCGACCCTGACACAACTTCGTGTTCTTCACCGGTCAGTTCTTCAGAAACAGTGGCGTCTCCTGCCAATGTCTGTTCGACCGCGTCGCGATCTCCAACCTTGACGACCAACTTACGACTTCCACCAACTAAAACATCTGCGGCTGCCGATGCCGGCACCCTCAATCGAAATACGGTACTCATCCCATTCTCCTGTGACACAATTTCCAACTTCACCTCGCCAGGCATACGCAGCCTGAGCGTCTTATGAAGCAATCGAATCTCCCGTGCCAGCGATTTTAAACGGTCTGCCTGTTCTTCGAATTTATCCGCCAACTCTGCGGTTCCGGAACCTGCAAACCTCACCTCTTTTACGAGCGATTTGATTGCTTCGGTCAGCGAATCAAAAAACATTGGCTGACCCCCTTCTACACCGCAACTCGCGATGAATCACGCAACTGTTAGTTGCCTTATTGTTTCGTATCATTACAGCCGCTGCGTAATGCTTCGCAGCGGCTGAACCATGACATCGTGCGGAAAATCTACAGGAGCCGCGTTCTCCTCGATCGTAAATAAACGCAGTTCAAGTTTTCATGGCATTTCTCCTGACAGGGCGTCTTAGGTATGATTATCGAAGCTGTTCGTACATTGATACGCCACATGCAGAAGCCCCGACAGACAATTCTGTGACATATACGAAAGTTTTGCAAACTATCCAGAAAACGCCACGGTCATCGCCTCAGCGAGCGTCATACCGCGATGCAGACGAGTTCTCAGCGTCTTTTCCTTAATGCCGGCCTCTGACGCAAGTTCTTTGATCGTTTTTTTCTGCCCGTTCCACTCAAATTTCTTCGGTTTTCGCAGTCTGACGGTCGATTTTTCGTAGTTTTCATGGTCCAGCATCTCAGATCGGAATTTGTGGCCACATGCTTTGCACTTGTGAAATCTGCGACGCTTCTTGATCAGCGTCGAAACTATGGTCGTATCCAACGATTTGCAGGCTGTACACCGGCATTTCGGGCTGAATTCTGGCAGTTTTTCCGTCATTTATCTGTCATTTCTGTCCAGAATATGGCGTAACAGGCTTCGCACTGATGGCTACGACGATTTTTCTCTGACTGCGTAGTGCGCACAGACGTTCGATAGGATTGACACTTCGTGCAACGCGCCGTCGGACTGAACTTCGGCAGGTTCTCGCCGATCTTTTTCAACTGAGGCTCTGTGGAGACTTCAGCGTAATACTCAGTGCCACATCGCTCACACGCAAACGTGCCTGACCGGCACATGTCTAAGTCTTCCACGTCAGATGAACGGTCGTCCGGACCTGCCAGCCTGGTTGCGCTCTGCGAGCCGCATGTTGGACACCCTTCGTCTTGCATGGTGGACATTGACACTCCGTTCTGTGGCATATACGGTGACGCTTAGAATAATACTCGTTGGCGCAGTCGGTTTGCTGCGATCTCGCAATACTTTTCTTCAATCTCGATGCCGATGAATTTTCGGCTCAACTTGACACAAGCGACACCTGTTGTGCCTGATCCCATCGTGAAATCTAAAACAGTCTCGTCGGGGTTGGTGTATGTGCGGATCAAGTATTCCATGAGGGCGACTGGCTTTTGGGTGGGGTGTAGTCCGCGTTCTGTCTTTATGTCTAGGATGCTGACTGGATAGTATTGATCGGACGGATAGTAGACTGCGGGCATTGCTCCGTTTGCCGTGCCGTTAGCAGCCTTTCCGCCACGCATCCTCATTTTACCTGTAGCCATCTGAGGTTTATACTTACCACCGAAAACGACAACATCTTCGTGAACTTTCATTGGCTGAAACCTTGCCGCCCCGACATTTGCAGACGTGCGTTTTTGCCAAACCCAACAATACTTGAACATCTTGACATTACTCATCACCAACGCCGATGTAAATGGCTGGCTTGCCGTCATCACAATAGCCCCGTTCGGCTTCACAATCCGCTTTAGCTGCTCCCACATCGGCTCTAACGGAATTATCGTATCCCACTTGCAAGCGGTCGTGCCATACGGTGGGTCGGCCAAGACCATATCCACTGAACCCTCCGGTATGCCTCGCATAACCTCCAGACAGTCCCCGTGATAAATCGTAATGCCGCTACTCTCGTCGTGGTAATACGGTTCCGGCAATCCTGACATTTTTATCACCCCGGTCTATGACACATACGATCAAACTTGAGTCTCAACAAACACAGGCATCTCAGTCCACGCCACCACCTCTGGCGTTGCACCAAAGTCCATTACAAGAGGCGAGACCCACCTGTCATTCCAATACATCTCGTGAGACTCGAACGTCGGATCACCAGCCAACCTGCCCCACGCGATCACCGACACGAATGGTTCAGGCAATCTGTCAGCAACTTTGACCCACTGATACTGGTCAGGCAATAGCGTATCTTCCGACGATCCATCGCCACGCTTCGAATTCGCATCTTCAATTGCTTTCTTGGCAATCAGCACCAGAAGTGATACATCGAAGACTAAGTTCTTTGCTTTACAATATCCTCCGTCAGAGATAATCCATGCCGTAAGCCGCTGCACCGCTATTTCTGCATCTGTCATCAAGTCACCCCTATCTATGGCATATACGGTAAACAGGCATTCATTCACTGCGGAAACAGTAGATCAGCGGTGTTGTGCAGAATCATTTCCAACTGCGGAGATAGATTAAATCGTTTCGCATTGATATCGATCGACTTTCGAATACAGCCATTCGCGTGCCGTTCACCTGCTGCTTTCCAGTCAACAAGCATCTCCAGAATGTCGATCAGATTCATTCCGTTGATACCGAGTTGAGGTTTGTGCATCAACTGGGTTTCGTAAACCAAGCCTGGCCCTGAACACACTGGACAATATCTCCACCCAGTATCGTTCGGCCCTTGCGGAGCTTCTTCATACTCAGCGTTCGAATACTGCCGGTTGCACACTGCACAATGCCACGGAAAGAATTCTGGATGATGCCTGTTGTTCGCATAGTGATGGTCGAGCGCTGGTCCCATCGCCTTCAAAAACGATTTGTACTCATCCGAACCATACGTACTGCCAGCAAGTTTCGGCGTGAACTCTGTGAACACTTCGACCTCTGGATGATCCAGTTTTGATTGGTCGTGCAGCTCGCCGCGCCGCATTATTTCAACAACGCACGCATTGAGTAGGTTTCGCACCCGCTCGATATGCCTGAACGTGTCGTTGTTTGTCGCTTTTTCTTCTGTCGTCAACATGCCCTGAACTCCTGTGTTTAAATCGACCAAACAAAGCCCCGTTACCAGTCAGACTTACTGCGCCGGATCTCTCCAGTGCCAGCACAGATGAAGCGGAACACACGGTATCACGCAAATCCAAACGTCTACGCTATTCCCGAGTCGCTTCCAGAACGCACCAATCCACAAATCCTGTGGCTTCCACTCGAAGCGACAACGAAACGTGACGTCCTCTGCAGGTTCTCCGCTCGCGGTCGGACAAAACGGATTTGGCATCGGACAGTCACCCTCCCCACTGTGCTTAATCCATTTCACCCACGCCACAGTGAAGCCAATTACTGCGATTCCTAAGACTACGTTCTTTCCTATCTGCCCGTAGCTCAACCAGCCGATCATAGCTCCACAGCAGAACATCATTGCTAAATAATATCTTGCAACTACCATCACGCACCTCCAGATCAACCAAACAAAGCCCCGTTACCACAACCGTGTGAGATTTTAGGTCATCTATGGAACATCTTTCCCGAACACACCACGCTGAAATCCTTTTTGAACGCGCGACCCGTATACGATATGCCTTTGTGTCGGATCAAAAGCGGCAGTCAACTGATGAAGCTGCTCCTCACTAATCAGTCGCTCCTCACACGCCCTACACAAAATACGGCTGATCTGCCGATTCCATAAACGGTGCGTCAGTTTCAAAATAAATGTCTTCATAGATCTTTCCTTAATGGCGCAAACATGAAATGACTGCTGGACGAATCACAAATCATTGCCTGATACCCAACAGGGCATGTATCCTGGTGATTGACCGCCTGCCGATTAACCCACTCCCCAAGATCCTTCCATGAATCAAACTTTCCTTGTGCAACGAATTCTGTTTTCCTCGGATCATCAATACTCTGCCAATGAAACTGGACTAATCCGTCTGGCGAAAATTCCTTTATCGCTGTAATCATAAATCACCTCCGTATCAACCGAACAAAGACCCGTTACCCGTCACCACGTAACCATCATCCTCTGGCTCCTGACTAAACAGGAACTCTTCCAGAAACTTCCACACGAACCGAGCAAGATTCGAATACGACGTCGCGTCCAACAAGTGGTTGTGCTCACTGTCCTCAATCCAAATGCTGCTCGACTGACCGCCCTGCTGCGATACAACCTCATGCTCTGCCGTCAAATGCTGTGTCAGTAGCCGAAGAAGCCTCGGTTCAGACAGTGAGAACGTCAATCCAGAGTCCGACTTCACGTCAGCACGCAACGATTCATGCAATCGCGACTTCCACTCCGACGCATCTGAGTGAATCACCCATGTCTCATCCATTAGCTTAACGTCGAAGGCGTCTCCGATGAATTTCACCGTCGCCGACTTACGAGATGGCGTGATGTACTTCTTTTTCGCAAGTATCCCAGCTCCGAACCCCATCACGGGCAACCAAAAGTCGTCCTGATCGCACAGAGCCTGAATCAATGGCGTCTTCCAGCGACAGTCTATGAGCGTCAACGTCACTGGCACGTATGTTTTACCGTTCTCCATCGCAAATCCGTTGCGAAACCTGTCCTGCAACGCCGTCACGCCGATCTTCAAGGCTTCCTCGAATGGAATGTCCTGCAATAAACGCTGCTCACCCCATGCAATCTCTCGCGGCCCAACATCAACACCCGACGCAATAACCGCCCAGTGCAATGCCGTCTTTCGGACGTCCACGCCGCCCCACAGCATGTTCCTGTCTTCTGGTACAATGCCGAACTCTGGCGCAATTGCACGCTTTGACAGTACGTTCTCGTTGAGCTTATCAATCAGAAGGTCATCGTCGGACGTCGGCATACCCCATACTCCCTGCATCAATGCCCTGTTCTTTGTAATCTTCTCCCGCTGCTCCGTCTCGTGCATGTGATTCCATTCTTCCACGCCGATCGACCCAGCATCCGCCATCATGTTCATCGCCGCGCTAAATCGATAACTCAAGTTACGTGTCGGCGGCAGATCTCCAAGCACCTTGCCGCGATCCATTGTCTGCCCACGGTGCAATACCACGCACTGCTGCAACAACTGCTTACGCTTTGGCTCATCCATCACGATCCCGCATTGAGGGCACGAGAACCTCGCCTTCTCACGTGCCTCTTCTTCCGTACGCGCATGCTGCCAGCCGATTAAATGCTCACGCTCTGGAGCGATAAACTCCTCGCAACACTCACACGGCATGTACGGCTGACTCTGCGTGCCGTTCAAATACCACTTCCAGGCAATGTTCTTCAACGTAGTGACTGTAGACTCACCGAAGATGATCTCCCGACCCATCGTCGCCTTCGTGCGGTTTATCAACTGATCCAACTTCGTGCCCTCATCACTGCCCGCAGCCACCTCACCGAAGTCCTTCAACTCCGTGATCGCCACCACGCGAGCCGTCGAACCTGCTCGCTGACTGTCTCCAGCACCAGCCCCCATCGTTACCATCGAGTGACCATGCTTGAAAATGATCACCGAAGGCGTGCCACCATCTGAGCCTGGCCCCTTATCAGGCATCTGCGAGTGAAACTTACTGGCCCTCAACGCAGGCAGAAAGTCTTTGTTGTATTTCACCTTCCACATCTGATCGATGTTGGGCATACCGATGATCAGATCTTCCCGCAGGTTGAACAGCACGTGAAAGACGTACTGCCACAGCGAAAGACTCTTACCTACCTGGTTCGGCGCTACAAGCATCGCCCGACGCCAGTACGTGTCTTCCAGCAATTCCAGAAACTTAGCCGTCGCTGGCTGGTCTTCTCGCCTATATGGCAGGCTCGCTTTCGGTCCTGATGGATACGTGAAATTATCCTCGCACCAGTCCAGTATCGGTCTCGGACTCGCAGGAACCATCATCCGCAACGAATCACTCAGAACCCTGATAGCACTGCGAACGTACAATTCGTCGTTCAGATTCTCTGCATCAGCCAGCGTTATCATCTTGTGACCCCACCATTTGATTCAGTTTATCGATCGCCGCCGATATCGCCCGCTCCACACCGTCACCCATCGGCACGCCAGTCGTCCGATTCACCGACTCAAGGATCTCACGAATACTCTTCGACATCGCCTCAAGCACTGGCGCAACATGCTTCACCCGCACACAGTCGCCGTACTGACGCTCGAACTTTGCCACCTTAGTACGCAAGTCCAGCAACTTCATCTGATCGTCCAGTCCACGATCTGACGCCACAGAATGCCCCGTAGACGCCTTCGGACTATCGGGCGACATAAATCCCAGCCTGTCAGCCAAAGCCGCGTGCATGGCCGTCTTGCGAGCCTTATCCGATTTATTGATCAGCCACCACTCAACGCAATCACGAATGCAATACTCGGCGTCACCATTCGGCTGCGGAAATGTCGGTATCTTCTTCAACTGATGCATGGTGGAAACCACCACGCCAAGTATCAGCGCAATACGACTCGCCTTCGCATGAATCAATTGGTCTTTACGTCTCGATTGACGAGCCATTCAAGTCCCCGTTACAGCGATTACTTACACGCCGCCGCATAAGGTCAGCAGACGCCCCAGCAGCCCGCCAAATACCCCAGTTAACGTCAAATTCTGAAATATACGATAGATCCTACAGGAAGACCTGTATTTTGAAAAGCCTAAAATTTCCTTACAG